TTTTTGAGTACGGTAGTAAAATAAACTTCATTTTTTTTGTCAATTTATATTGACAATCCAAATTAAAGTGTTACCTTTGAAGTGTTGGAAGCAACGAAGCTAATCAACGAAAATCTTTAATACTCATGACTTATTCACAAATCATTGATTTTAATTTGGAAACTATCATTTGCATGAAACTGTGCGCAAACGAAAACGAGTTTGTTTACCTGTCGAAAGACGGAGAATTAAAGTACGGGAATAAGAATGAATATGGGCAAAATATCCTTCATGCCTTTGGAGGGGGGGAAAGATCAAGAAAAGAAGTAATTTCTAGTCTTAGATTCATGGTAGAATCAGAGCCTGAGGTCTAAATTACCCACGTTACAATAAAAGGCCAGGATTGTTCCTGGCCTTTTTTGCTTCACAGTGCCTCGATCTTTTCCAAGAGAGGCACCATGTCCAGACTAACGTTCTGGTCCTTGTCAACCTGACTAAGCGCCTGTTTAATCAGGTCCTCCATCGCTGGGGTAATCTCCACTTCCAGTATCGTTTCTTTTTTGGGGTCCCAGATAACCTCCTCACCGTTTTCCCTTAGCCCAAGGTTTTTGACTTCCTCTGCTGAAAAGTCGATTTCTTTCAGCAGGTGCCTCGTGGTCATCATTGTCACAAGGCCTCCCTTTTTCGGGAGTATCGCTGGGAGAAGCATCCGGTCCAGAACGCTCAGCTTGATTCCTTTTTTCTCTTCACTCATGGTTGTTAGAAGTTGTTGTCAAATTTTGATTTCACCAGCCAATGTGGCGCGGCGTAGATAAGCGTCACTACCTCTCCTCCATTGATGTAGTAGTTCAGGTTGGCTCTTACTGTATCGTACAGAATAAGGTCGTTCTTGCTGTCGTTGCTGTTGTAGACGACAATCTCTTTCCCGTCTTTGATCGGCATCGCTGGGGTCTTGCTTACTGCCACAAATCGAGCCCCAGAGCCAAATGGATAGACATTGAAAAAGTCTGCATCTGATGGGTCTACCACGTAGTTCGTGCTGGGAGCAGTAGCCTCTACCATTTCGGTTTTCCTGCCATTCACAAGGGCCTCCGAGAGGAAAGAGACCCCTTCGTAAGAATAAATAGCGTAATTTTTTGATCCGTTTTTTGCGGAAAAGACAGCGGCATAATTCGGCGAGAATGCGTCCGTCTCACTTGCCTCAAAGCTCGCCGCACCTCTTCCTCCGAAGGTTGCAGGAAATATGTTTGATCCTATCATGGCGGCGGTCTTGTGGGTGCTGTCCACAAATTTTTGCGCCAGCACGTAGGCAGTGCCCGAGCTGTTGGTGATCCCTCCTGCCGAGATCGTCCAGTCTCCGATCTTGCCAATGGTGGCGTACATAGCCCCATCCGATTCAACGCGCCAGGGCGCTGCATTCCTTTGCTGGTATGGAACGCCAGCCCAAAGCCTAACCGGACCGTCAGCGCTCGAATTGGCGCCACAAATTCCAGCCTGTCCGACATTGTTCTGATTCATAAGTTCGATTCTTATTCGTGCGAACACTTCACCGGATTGGAGAACCCGGAAGGGAGCCAGCGCTCTGTTTTCGTAGGTGGCTCCGGCCCAGAATCTAACCGAGGTGCTCGCTGTTCCCTCTCCTGTTATGCCTGCCAATATTGACCCAGCCTGACCGGCAAGTTGGAGCGTGCCCGACGTCACAACTCCTCCATTAATGGCGGTCACGGTGTTATCGTACAACGTCGCTTTTCCCCAATCCTGAGCATTGTATGATTGCCCTGTCTGCTTAGCCACATTGCAGATATGCAGGTCGGCTCCGTCCGACCACATGTCTCCTCTATCGTATGCAGGATATGGTGTGACGTAAAAAACGCGGCGCTTCCCATCGGCGGTGTCCTGTGCCCTCGAAGCCAAGGCCAGAGCATTGCTTACTCGTTCATCCAGCACTTCCTGCCAAGAATATACCCCAGCGTCGACCTTGTATCGGTATGCCCTGTACGTTAGCGTATCGTAGTAGAGGTCGTTTAAGTGTTCATCGCGTGTCGTGTTGTCTGTCCAGTTCACTGCTGGCTGATTTGCGGTCGTGGGGGCCCCTTCGTAATACCAAGTAACAATCTGTCCGTCCAGGTTCGCCACAATCCCTGGGAGCGTATTATCGAGGAAGTCCTGAAACGCTGGTTCTGTGACGGCCAGCGTCCAGTCTGCTGAGGAGTAGGCCTGGTTCGCTAGCTTGTTCACTGTTGCTCTTTTCAGTCTGGTTCCATCCGTCCAGAGGTCTCCTATCTCGTATGGAGGCGTCGGTGTAGTCACAAAAACGCGCCTTTTTTTGTCGGCTGTATCCTGAGCAGATGCCGCAGCAGACAGTGCCTCGCTGATCCTTTCGTCGATTACTTCCTCCCAAGAATAAGCGCCAGCCTCCATCTTAAAGCGGTATGCCTTGTAGGTGACGGTGTCGTAGTACAAGTCGTTCACGTGCTCCTCCCTGGTTGGGTTGTCTGTCCAGTTCACGGCTGGTTCGTTGGCAAGTGTCGGGAGCCCTTCGTAGTACCAAGTAACAATCTGTCCGTCGGTCCCACCCAGCAAACCCGGCAGCGTTACGTCGATAAACGTGGCGAGCTCCTGCTCCACGTCGCTTAGCGGCCTAAACTGTCCGTCGATAGCGCTCCTAAATATGACATTACCTCCGATCTCTCCCTCATCCAGATCAAAATAAGTAGCGCCATCGGCTGATTCGAGCCGACCTGTTTTGATGAACCTGCCATTGATAATCGAGGCCCCATAGGTAAGGTTGATCTGTCTTACACCTGTTGCGCTGTCTACTGTGTGCAATACTCCCAGCATGAAGTGGTAGAATGTCGCTTCCTGATCTACCATTATTTGCTGGGTGCTGAATATGATCGTTCCGGCGGTGTTGGCTTTTCCGCACTTGGCGTATATGTAGCGAGCCTCGTTGTCTGCGATCGACGTCGTTCCGGAGGCGATGTTCCAAGTTTTTATGGTGTCTGCAATCGAAAGATGGACTAGTTGCCCACCGTTCACGCGCACCACGTTTTTGTTCCCTGCGTAGTTGGGCTCTATTACAATATTCAGGAGCTGTAATTGCTGCGATTTTGCGCCAACCGACAGCATGCTGGTTTCTATACTGAGAGGCTTGATCCTGTCGGTGTAGTAGTTCCCCTCGGTATCAAACACCAGGCTCAGGAGCTCTCGCTGATTCCGGAGAGCAGCCCTCGCTCTGACTGGGTTCCTCAGGTCATTGAGCTTGATGATCGTTCGAACCTCAGCGCGGTCTGCAATAATACGTTCGAGGAGGGTTATTTCGTAAGAATCCGCGATGGCGAGTTCGTATCGGTAAGGGTTGATAATGTCCCGGCGAAACGAAACCACCCGGCTGGCTTTATCAATCCCGAGTTCCTCATCCAAAATGGGCACAAGGTCTCCAAGCTCGAAGAAGTTTGTGGTTGCTCCCTCGTCGCTTTTCTCTTCCAAGTAGAGCTCATCAATCGAGAGATCGTACTGTACAGGCACAAGGACAGCTTGGTCCAGTAGCGCCTGTGCTCGTGTGTTCAGCTCTGCCTCTGCTGCTGCGATGTAGCTCGCTGGCATCATGATGTCGAGCAGGACGTACTTGTCCCCAGGAGCGGCCTGAAACGCGACACTGTCCCCAGGGAAGTCCACCCCTCGTTCATCCTTGTAAGGAATAAGCGTGAAAGTCTTTGTCGGGTGATCGTAATTACCCACCTCAAACTCGTATCCTGCCAGCCCACCTGTATTGAAGTGTACCTTTGCGCTGGTTCCTGGAATGAGGTAAGTCGTGGTCTCTCCTACCTTTTCGGTCAGATCAAAGTCCAGAGAGCTGTCGGTGAATTGGAGAGGATCTAAGACATTGATTCCCGATACGGTTCCCTCTCGCTTGGGGTAGATGTCCTCCCACGTTTTCACTCCCTCAATTATGCCATAGGCAGCGATTCCGATGGCGCTTTCGATGTATCCCCCCTCATTTATTTTCAGCTTTGGGGAATAGTCTCTATAATCAGAGCGCAGGTTTTTCGGCGATCCGTAGGCATATAGCCGAGTGAAAACGTTTTTGTCTTTGACTATTTTGCGCGTTAGCGAGTAGAGTCCGTACCCATGCCCATACTGGAAAACGTCAGGGAGGAGCTGTCCCTGGCTGCCGATTTCAATCGTTCTGATCTCTCCTGTTTTTCGCACATCAAATTCCACCTCAAACTCGGAGCAGACCTTTTGCAAGGCGCCGAGGCAGTTCTCCTCCGAGAAGCTGAGGGTCTTGGTGTTGCTAGGGGGTATGTCCCCGAGGAGCCAGGACCCTGATCCCATAACCCTGGAGGCGTTACTGATCAAGATGCCAAGAAAAAAGGCGAGGTCTCCGGTCAGGGAAAAGACTCCGCCAGTGCTGCTGCCGGTCGCGTCTACGTCCATGTACACCACTTTCAGTAGATCGTACTGTGGGCCCTCCATTACGAGGTCATACTCGTAATGGTCCGAGTAACGGCGCACTGTTGGCAGTAGGTTGAGCACATATTCCGAACCAAAAACCAACAGCCGGTCTCCAAGCGAAAAAGGCAGCACTACCTTGCTTTTGATCGTCAACGAGACCGTGTCCTCTGCCATAAGAGAGCGCGTCTGTTGTGCGCTCGTTACCGACACAAGCGGCTCCTGATTGAATAGATTAAGCGGCTGACCGTTGGCTCTAATTATTGTAATTTGTTCCATACTTCGTCCGCGTTGATGTTATATTCTGTCACCTGCTCCACGTTTCCTGCTGCCACAATGTAGTAATCCCCTGCCTGAGCGTAGGTATGGTTCAGCGTCAGCGATTCTCCGTACACGTTTTTGTTTGCGGACCCATCCCCCCAGCTTATAGTCATCATTTTCTTGCTGCTAATGGTCAGGCTCACGATGTTGGCTCCTGCTCCCTGGGAGACAAACTTGTGTACTCGCTTCACAGGACTAGGCTCCCTGAGCTTAAGGGTGAAGGTGCCTACGTTCGTTTCCGGTCGATAGGCTTTCTGGATCTGGATTCCATCCCTGAGATACAGCTCAAAAACCAGCGGCCTGATACCAGCAAAGAGCGCCAGTCGCTGTGTACCTGCCTGCTGAAAGTGGGCAGTGAACGCATGAATTGCCTCGTTGAACCCATCGAAGCCAACCCCAGAAATGAAGCAGTCTAGTTCGATGTCTCGTGCCTGGTAGGTTGGATTGTTCAGGTCCAGAATCTCTCCATGGTAATCCTCCCAATCGAAGCTCAGGGGGTCTTTCATGGCCAGCGCATCGTGAAGCCCTCTGGAAGCTGAAACCTCCACCCCAAGCGATGTAAAATCAACGCCATTGATCGTGTATCGAAGGAAAAATTCAGGGGAGGTCTCCGACAAAAGGTCGGCTAGTTGCTGGTTTGAAAAGGCGACCCCATTATAGATACGCACGTCATCCATGGCGCAGTATCCTCCATAATTTCTCCCGTCATCCGCCACAATTCCCAGACCGACAGGATTTCCCCATCCAGCGCCAGCAGAAGCTGTCCCTGCCAAGCTGCCATTCACGTAAACACTAAGCACGTCTCCTGCTCTGGTCATCGCGATATGCGTCCAGGAGAGAAGATTTCCAAGGACAGAAACAAAGACCTGGCCAGGGGTCTCTGGGTTTTCTATCGAATATTGAAGGTAGGCTGATGCGGAGTTGATTGCGCTCCAAACCCGAAACCAACCCATAAACGTGAAATTGGCAGCAAAGTCGACGGAGTCTTGCGGTGCCTCTGCCGACCCATCCTCCTCGAAATAGAGCGCATTTTGAACGCGGCCTTTGATAAATTCTCCATCGTTAATCGTCAGGTTTTTTGCCCCAGCCCCATAATCGCGAGCGGTCGCTGCTCCGGGAGTTTCGTCAAATGGGTAGTGTACTGATGGAATAGGTAATGCCATTATTTTTTCATTTTGGGGTGAGTCCTTTTGATCTTAGTGGGTCATTATCTTTTATTTCTCTCAGGTGCCTCTCGATCGTTTCTAGGTTTCGAGTGTTTCTTGCTACTTCGTTGAGGTACATTGTGCTTTGCTTGACTTGGATAAGGACCTCAGCGCCATTGATCCTGATTGCTCCCATCTGTCCTGCGATCAAGCCAGCGGTTTCCTCTGTCACACTTTTGATCGCGCCAGAGAGGCTGTTGGTTGCTCCCTTGGTGGCTGCTCCACTCGAAGGCTTGAATATTTCCAGCCCTTCCTTTTCCAGGATGTCCTGCGCGGCCTTCAGTCCCTCGGTGAACTCCTGCGCTTTGGGTCCTGCTGTCTGGTAGAATTTCACGAGGTCGTCCACAAAGCTCTGGTCCCCTCCCTGAGCGTAGCTTGCTTCCATTTCCTTTTGTAGCTGATCAAAGTCCTTTTTGAAAAGCTGACTAAATAGTATCTGGGAGATCACGTTCTCGATCACCTTGCTGACTGCATCCCCAAACGCCACAGCGCTGTCGGTGCCTGCCTCAAAGGCCCCAACGAGCGCGTCTCGTACTCCGTTGCCCAGCGACCCTGACAAGTCCTTAATAACGCTTTTGATTTGCTCTTTTGCCTCTTCCATGGCTTTCTGCCAGTCGAGGGTGTTTTTCACAAGCTGCTGGGTGCTTTCGTCCAGTTGCCCGCTCCCAAGTAGCGACTGTGCCAGCTCGGTGTTGAGTCTCTCTGTCCCATCTGCCGCAGTCTCGATCAATCCTGGGTATGCCTCCAAGATGCCGACAAACGTGTCCTTTTTCTTTTTTCCTGCAAATAGGCCAGTAAGACCTCCGATCAACCCTCCGATGGCGGCTCCGATGGCGGCAGTTACAGGAGAGACCGGACCTCCAATGAGGGCACCGACAGTGGCTCCCACTCCTGCACCGGCTCCGGCTCCCTGCCCTACCGCACCCCAATCAACGCGGTTTTTTTGGCCTGCTTTTGCCCTTCCTTCGGCTAGCTTGTTGAGGCTTTCTTGGTAGTTTTTTTGCGCGTCGGTTAGCTTTGCCGTTCCGTCAGTCAGTTTTCCGACGTGGTCTTCCACGAATAAATTTCCGGAGGCCTGTGATTGAAGCCCTAGTTGCTGGTTGAGTAGCAGATTATACTGCTGCTGAAACGCGAGCGTTGATCTGTAATAATCAGCTTCGGCCTCCTTCCTTTGCTTTGCCGAGTTGATTACAATTCCAATGATCTGAATAATTCCCTCGATACCAGCCTGCACCTTTTCTGCATCGGTCGCTGTCTTATCAAACGAGGTTATTACGTTTCCCATCTGTCCAGCAATGCCGGAGATCAGTTGTCCGGTAGAGCCCAGCGCACCATTGGCCTGTCCGATGGTGTCTCCAAGTTGGCCAGCAAGCTGAGCGAACGTCCGGACCGTGTCGAGCTGCCTCTGTTCTAATTCCTTTAAAAGCGCGTCCTTTTCTTGGAGCAGTTTTTTGTACTCTGCTGTCTCCTCTCCGTGTAGTTCCTTTAATTTGTCGAGGGCATCCTGGTTTCTTTGTATCCTGATCTTGGTGCCTCTTAGGCCAGTCTGCTCCACGATAAGGTACATCTTTTTGTACGCCTCCGACTCTTCAAACAGTCGCTGAGTCACGCTGTCGGTGTGCTGTTTTTCTTGCTTGTTCAGCTCACTGATCGCGTCTTGATATTCTTTGCTTTTTTTGTCAACAAATCGAGTTTCAATTGCGGCCCTCATTTCGCCAAACTGAGCAGTCATAACCAAGCGCTGAGCCTCCGAATTATTGACCTGCTGCAAGAACGCGTCGAGCTGCTCTCGCTGCTGTCGCTGTCCCTCCACCAGTGCTTCTGCCACCTCCCTTTTTGCTTCGAGACCAAACTCGCTAGTATTGTCGTTTAGTTTTGCCTGCTTTTGTCTAAGCACTTCGAGGTACTCGGTGAGGCTCTGAGATTCTGTTTTGGCCTTCGCCATTCCCTCTCTGAATGATTCGATCGCGCTCTTTTTTCCCTCCAACTCGTCCCTTTTTTGGTTAAGGAGCACAAGGCTGTTCGCCTCCGACTCCAAGAGCCCAGGGCCCTCTTTTAGGTTGTTCAGTCGGGCAATTTCGCCAACCGTGTAGTCGTAGTAGGTGGACCCAGAATCCTTCAAATCCTTAAATTGCGCATCGGCCTGCTCTTTTCCCACAAAATCTACCCATCGCTGGTACTGCTCATACTGCTTTTTTTTCTCTTCCAGCTCCTCTGCGTAGGTCCTGATCACGAGTTGCTTTCTGACCTCCTCTGCTTTGGCCAGGTACTCTGTCTGGAGCAGCTGTTGTTTTCTAAGCTCCTCTGTATTTTTAGCGCTCGTTTTCTGCATTATCTGTTGGGCACCGGCGGCTAGTTTCTGGTAGTAGTCGTAGCTCCCTGCTTCGGGCTCATCGGCCTT